ATACTCTTGACTATTATCCATCTTACCTTGAACCTCTTGACCACTCTGGGTTGTTGATTCATAAATCTGGATTTTACCAATATTAGTATTCATACTCGCTGGAAAGGTTACTCCGTCTATACCAAATCTATTCTTTATAACATGAAACCTACTTGTATTTGCAATCTTATCTTCAACCTTTCTACTAACTGATACCACGAAATCTGCTATCATTACTTTACTATATGCCTCTGCTACTTTTGTAGCGTCAATCACTTCTTCTTCCAATGAACTTCTGTTTGCCTGTGAAGCTGTCCATATGGGTAATTCATATTCTCCCGCCAATCCTCGTAAATCTTCATAAATATTTTCTAAAATATGTCTTTTTTCTGAACCTACTCCCCTTAAAATATCAGCGTAATCAACTAATACTAAATCTGGTTTAATTCCTTGTAATTCTATCTGTTTTAAATGAGATGAAAGAGTTTGAACAGTTGCACTTTTAGTTGGAAAATACTTAATTAACAAATGTCCTTTAAGTTGACTTATCTTCTTTTTAACATCATCCTTATAAAATTTTATATTGGCTGTTGGTGTTCCACTAAATATAGTATCATATCTTAACCCAACATACTCTTGGTTCAACTCTAATGTATAATGAACAACTGTTAATTTGTTCTTTACAGAATTTGCTCCCATACTCTGTAAACACCAAGTCTTACCAATACCTGCAGGTGCTACAACAACACCCAATTCACCAGCACCTAATCCACCATCCATAACTTCATCTATCGGGTCCCAACCCGTAGATACTGTTTCTCTTGTAGATTTTGTAAGTCGTTCTTCTATTCCTTCAATGTATACGTGACCTAAATCTCTATCTGAACCCGCTTTCATTGCTTCATCTATGAGTTTCTTTATTTGGTCATATTGTCCTACCTCAATTAAATCAACACTATCCATAATAGCATTTTTCATAACTTGATTTTTACAAAACTCTATTGTTTGTTCTTGAACAAATTTTAAATCGGTTGATTCCCTATGTCTCCAACTCTCTTTTAAATTATCTACTACTGAAACTTGTAAAATCTCATTATCCATACCATCTATCTTAACTTTCATAACTTCAAGCGTCGGTGCAGTTTTGTATTCTAAAAAATATCCTATAATAGTTCCAACCAACCATTTATTGGCATCAGAATCAAAGTATGCCGATTTTAATATGTCAGAAATAGTTTGCAAAAATTTCTTTTCAACTAATAAAGATGTAATAATCTTCGCCTGAAAGACGTGTCCGAATTGTGTTAGAGTTGATTCACTCATTAAAACCACTCATGTTGTACTAAATCAGCTGGATTTTTTGCCTTATTAATCCGAGCCTCCATTATCTTAAAATACTCTTTTTCTCTTTCAATAAGTATATAGTTCCTTTCTGAAAACACACAAGCAATTCCTGTTGTTCCACTTCCTGAGAATGGATCTAATACAACATCATTTTTACGACTTCCAAGTACCACTAAATAACTCATCAAGTCTATTGGTTTTACTGTTGGATGAAAATTTGAAACTTTAGGACTTCTCCACCCACAAGGACATAGAGTTATTTTGTGTGTTGGACAGATTTCATTCATTACATGATTATCTCCACTTGAATGAAGTTTTTTCTTTTTTGGTAACTTATCCAACCCCATATTCTTTTCAGATTTACTTGCCTTTGGAACAACCAAAAATGGAAATGTCCGTTGAATTTCTTCTGGTAATCTACTCATTCTAAATTTCCACCATTCGTCTAAACTATAAAACCTACTGAAATCTCCTACATCACCTTTACCTGGATTTTCATTAGTTCCCAAGTCATCATGTGCCCAACCACCACTATACATATCATTTGTGTTTTGGTATGAACGACCACCACTTGACTTAGTTTTCTTACCAGTATCTAATACATTATCACTTATTAATAAATTTGCTGCAAATCTACCGAGTGGTGATGCTTCAGCTGTATCATTTTTTTCACTTTTAAATCCACTCTGTTTAAATACATTGTGGTCTGTGCGTGGTTGTCGTTTTGTTATTTTAACTTTTTTAGTGGCTTTCTTTCCCCATAAATTTCTACCATCTTTAGTTTCTGACTGGTTTGAATCTCCAAATGCTGAAACTCGTTCATAGGTATCACTTTTCTTTCTTGATGGTTGATTTCCCCTTGATAATCCTTCTGCTTCAGTATCAAAGTTTTTCTGACTACCTACATTATCCTTTTTGTATTTTTCATAATCTTCACTAAGTCCCCATTTATCCCATCCCCGTTCTTTTGAATAATTTTCTTTATCTCCCTTAGATTTCTTATAGTGTTCTTCATCTTCACTAACAGGTTTCTTAAACCCATAATTATATGTTCCACCATATTCTTTAGCATATACCGAACCTTCTTCTATGGAACTTCTTTCTGTAAATCCTTTTCTATCACTCTCATATTGTTCTGAATCGTTCATACCTGCAAATGGTATTCTACAACTATCTAACCAAGTTACACCTTTACCATTATCAAGTGCTTGGTCTACATAACCCTTTTTCTTATCCAATGGTTTCATTGCCACAATTACTACTTCTACTGCAGGTTTTGGTTGGTATCCTGCGTAACTTCCATCAAGTTTCTTGGCCTCGTCTGACTTTGGTTCTGTTATTTCTAATCTTTCCTCTAAAGTTCGTTTATCATCACCCTGAGTAACATATCCTTCAAGAGTATTGCCCATTGAACTATCACCCCAATTTTTATCAACTTCTTCTCCCTTTTCAACACTTCGTGGATGTTTATACTTTCCTACTACTTTTCGTTCTTTACCTAATCTCTTATCAACCGCCTTACCAATATTTAATGCCTTTGGAAAACCTGTTGCGTATGCCCAATAGATTGGTGTGAAACTTACATCAAATCCTGCTTCTTGTAATGTTTGAACCATAACTGTCTGAACATCACTTCGTGGTGCAGACATAACGAATGCAAATCCACCTGGTTTTACAACTCGTAATGCTTCTTCCCAAATGGGAACAAAGAACTCTTTCATACCATATGTAGATTTAGTCATACCAGGACTCATCCAACCTACTTTTTGAGATTTTGTAGATTTTTTCTCTTGGAAAGTATCCCAATGTTTACCCATAAATCCATATCCATATGGTGGATCCGTACAAAGTAAATCTACTGAATCTTCATCAAGTTTTTTCAGTTCTTCTAAACAATCTCCGTTGATTAGTTTACTGTTCCCCATACATTTTTCTCCTCTTTTCCTTTCGTCTATCTTCTATCTTTTTTAATCTATATCGTTCTTTAGCTTTCTTTAAAATTTTGGCTTTATTACGCTCATAGTGGTCCATCTGCCACTTTCGTTGAGCCTCTTTCCTTTCTTCTTCAGTATAATATAGTTTTTTACGACCCATTGTTTATCTTCGCAAATCTATTTAAGTTTGTCCAATTTAACATTATCCAACTATCCAAATTAGGTAATGCACCAAACATCCTATCTTCTATAAACATTGTTTGGAATTTTGATTTTATTAATTCTTGTATTTTACCATTTATAACTCTATTAATTTTAAGTTTTGCACCACCACTTATATCCACCTCATGTAACTGCATCAATTTATGGTTGAGATGCATCCTATCTCTCTGTTTCCTTACTATGTTATGGAATCTACTACCTTGTTCACATTTATCAACTATTTCATCTACTGTATAGGTTACTCCTTCGTCTGCTAAATCTGGAAAATTCTTTAATAGAGTTTTAGAACCAATACCCATTACACCCTTTATATTATCAGATGTATCACCGTCAAAAATACGAGTCATCAACAAATTCTTTGAAGTAACCCCGTATTCTTCTTTCACTACATCGGGTTTATACAACTTCTTCTTCGTTGGACTCCATACTGAAATTCTATCATCAACCAACTGCAAAAAGTCCTTATCAGTTGACATTATAATGGATTTACTTTTGGGCAAGAGTTGTTTTGCGACATAGGCAATAACATCGTCTGCTTCCACACTATCTACTGAAAGAATGGAAACGGGGAGAGTTTCTAAGTATTCTACGCACCGAGATAATTGCATCATCATAGAATGACGCTCATCATCCATGTTCTCAAAATCGTTTACACGATTGAGTCGGATTTTCTTAGTTCTTCGTTTTGCCTTATATTCTGGATAAAGTTTACGGCGGCGGTTAGACCCTCCTTTGCCATCAAAAACTATAATAGTTCTGGTGGGTCCCAACATTTTTATAGCGTAACCGACTGATTTCAGAAAACCAACTATTCCACCAATGTGAATCCCATCATCATTGGTAGTTGGTATAACACTAAACACTCTGATAAAGGTATTTAAGCCATCTATTATCAGTACTTTTTCGTTGGGATTCTTCGTTATATCAGAACCGCCACCGTGTTTCTTTATCTCATCAAGAATAGAAAGGTATTTTTCATTACTCATCACCAACAACTTCGTCTGTATATTCTACATCGTCAATACCTAAATCGGCAGATTGATATTTAAGTATGGATGCGTTACAAATTAAGTCATACAAGTATTCTTCAAGACCATCAATTTCTTCTAATTTTTTCTCAAAATCCTTAGATTGAAACTTAATGTCTTTACCCTTGTACTCCAAGGTGTACCATGCTCCTGCAACCTTTAGAAGTTTGTGGTCTTTCATCACTTGTAGCCAACTTCCCTTATCATCAATACCACTATCGAAATATAAGTTAAAGTCAGCATGTCGAAGTGGGGGCCCTAAACGATTCTTGATAATCTGTGCTCTACACTTCATACCAATTACATCAGTTTTACTTGCTCCCGCTTTGATTTGTCCCATATTCTTTAATCGAATACGAGTTGATGAATGAAATGGTAATGCTTTTCCACCAGAAGTAGTCCAAGGATCACCGAACATTACTCCGAGTTTTTGTCTGAGCTGATTGGTGAATACGAGAGCTATTCTCTCACGACCAATCATTTGAGTAATCTTCCTCATCGCTTTTGAAACGATAATTGCCTTACTCGTTGCCCATCCGTCTTTCTCGAAGTCGGCTTCCATTTCTACTTTGGTAGATGCTCCTGCAAGTGAATCTACAAGAATTGTAACTAACCTATCTCTATCTGATTCTCTAATCTTACTAATGATACTTTCAATACATTCGAATATATCTTCAACGGTTTCGACATGAAGATATAACAAGTCTTGAACATTTATACCAATAGTTTCTAACCATTCTCTACTAACTGATGTTTCAGTATCTATATAGACTGCAACACCACCCTTTTTCTGAGTTTCAGCAAGAATGTGAGTTCCTATTAAAGATTTACCACTCGATTCTAACCCATTAATTTCAGTAATACGACCAACTGCAACTCCACCGTTTGCACGGTTGGAAATTGCTAAGTCTAATACCGATGAGCCAGTAGATATGAATTCCTTGATATCTGTTGGAGTAGCGTTAGAACCATCGAGAAAATAAGCTACCTTTGTATCCTTGAATTGTTTATTAAGACTTTCGGCGAGAACTTGTGCAAGTTCGTCCTTTACAGACATATGTCTCTCCTTTTATTTACTTATTAAACAAATCGTCAAATGCATCCGTTACATTAGAAGTACTATTTACTGCACTCTTTAATGTAGATGCTGGAACATTAGTAGTATCTGTTTTGGTAGTTTCTTCTTCCCCATCTTCACTTGGATTTAACCAATCACCTAAAGCTTCTGCTAATTCATCATAACTTAACTCGTTGTATACTTCTCGTATATCTTTTTGATCATCGAGTAAGTTAGTTAAAACGGCTTTATCTTCAGTAATTGGAGTTTGATTTGGTTTAACACGAATAGAAGTTTTAGGAAACGATGCTCCTGTTTCTTCTGCAGTTTTAAACTCTACTACAACATCTCTACCATTTACAGGATCACTAATATCACCATAATCAGGATCTGCTATGATTGATAATAGTTCTTGATAAACTGTTTTACCAAAACCCCAAAACTTTGTACCTTGATTTTCTTCACCACGAACTACAACGGGTGCGAATGTACGAAGTTTTGATTCGAGTTTCTTCCCCAATCTCCAATCTTCACGATTTCCAGATTGTTTCAGTTTATCGGCAAATTCTTCAATTGGGTCTGGACGACCAAATGATGTTGGTGACAAATATGATTTGCCTCCTAAATCATAATGAAAGAATAATTCTATAAACGGAGTATCTGAATTTAGTTTGTATGGAAGAATACGAATTTGTGTTTTTCCTGGCTGTGGTTTCCACAGATTTGTGGTTCGAGTAGTCGATGTTTGTAACTGAGCTAATCTCTTTTTCACTGCGTTAATATCCATTTGTTATCTCCTTATTATTATTTTTATTTGTTATTATTTAATTGTCATTGGTATAACCTTTGACATTAATAAGTATTGGTTGTTTTTAAAAACAACACAATTTTTTTTCTATAAATCTTCTCTGATAAAATCCGACATCACGGAAGGTGTTGTCGTATCAAAACCTACTACATCTAACATACCCGCATCATCTGGGTCTGCTATTGTAAAATTATTTGCTTCCATTCCCACTACAATTAGTTTTGCTGGAATTCCTGTTTTCTTTCTATAATCACGAAGTGCTTCTACAGGATGAACACTACCTGCCCAAGTTTCACTGTCCGTATAAACTACGAAAGCGTCAAACTTGAGATTGTTCTTCAATGCGTATTTCATTGGTAATGAACAATCAGTTCCACCAAAATCAAGATTTTCCAATCTATCACATACATCATCTAATCTCATTTTCGGTGAAAGATCAAGAACTGATATACCATCTTCATCATAACCAGCACTGGTAAAACCTGTTACAAGATAATCACCATAGTTTTCAGTTCTCATCGTAACCATTGCCATTGCGGCTGAACCAACTCGTGGTGTTACTGATGGCATCCCACCACAACCACTCCAAGTCATGGATGAAGATACATCGAGTGCTAACATCACTCGTTTACCTGTTGGTATTATGTTATCGAAAGATAAGTAAAATGCTTCGTCAAGTGAATCTACTATTTGTGGATTTACATCCCATTGACCAGAACCTTTAAGTCCTTGACCACTTTTGTAGGTTTGCATCGCCTGTAATACAGACAATGGATGAATACGGGCCTTCTGCAATTGCCCCTTATCGGTTATTCTCGAAGTAACGAGTTTAAGTGCGTTACTTTGGGGGGATAGAATACCGTGTTTGGTATAATTACCCAAGTTCCTGATAATAGCTGTCAATCCCAAATGTGGTAATGCCGTTTCAAGAACTTTAGGCGTCTTTAGGTTAGAAGGAACTGCCTCAAGTGGGAGTTTGTATTCTTCCACTAATTTAGCAGCTTCCACATCTGTCTGGACTGACTTGACCTTCTCGAAGGCCCAAATTATACTGAGTGAATCCTTATATTCATCTTCTTTTGAAGAATTATATCCTTTTGTAACCCACTCAAATAGTAAATCTTTATTGGCATCTTGTGTAGATGGATGAGATAATCTCAATAGGTCTTTATGTGACCAACCATCTCTTTGTTGATACTTTACAGATTGATATGCTAATTTATCAGTTTCTTTTAACAGATACCAATTTGCTATAGCTTTTCGTAATCCACGTCCCCAACCTCTAAATTGTTCTACATAACCAGCAAAATGAAACAAGTGAGTTCCAATCCTTGCTATTTTTGGTAAATTGGTTAAGGCGTATTTACGAGTAAAATCATCACCAAGCCCTGCACACATTGCAAGAACAAATAGTGCTGGATCGTTTTTAACTGCTCGACCTGTATCTGAAATGTTAATAACGGTATCTACTACTCGTTTTCCATCTAACAGAATACACTTTTTTATTGACTTGGCGTTCTCTTTTGTTAATTGTTTTTGGCGGATATAATATGTTCCACCTTCAGTTCCTAAAATAAGAAATCTATTTAAACGAGTCCATATATCAACTTGAAACGAATGACCACCTGCGGAATTTGGAACTTGGTTAGAACCTGGAATCGGTTCTGATTGTGGTGTAACTTTTGTATTATATGTTGTATATGTTTGGTAGCTCATTTAATAAGTCTCCTTTTTAATTATTCAATTTTTAATATTATTCGGATAAATTATTGCTAATGGAGTTTTTATTGTCTGGTATAATGATAATCCATCAACTCCGACCCGAAATTTTAATATTTTTTGTAGGTAAATCATGTCATAAGAGGTATTGTTCTTTTTGTCAAATGGAAACAAGAAAACCACTCCAACTTTTTTTATACTGGAATTCGGTCAACCATTTAAGACGGGATAAAACCGTCTTTCTCTTTTCGTATGGTAATCTTATAACTCCGACCCACAAAATTTAATTATTTAATTTAATCGTATATTATATATATACACTAAAATTCTCAAAACGTCTTTTTTCTTCGCTTTTTTTAAAAAAAAGTGGTAAGTTTTAAGGTATTATAAAATACCAAGTATATGTAAGAAAACCTTACCACCTTTTAATATATATATCATCTAAATTTCCCAAACGATAATATTTTTTGCTAAAAAAAGTGGGGAATCCAGAGTCCTCAAACGAGTCCAGCGGTATAGTCTAACTATCTATTCCCCAAAATTTTTGAGAGTTCCAAATAGGTAGTCACTCTCAAACCCACCAAGTTTCCAAATTACCGTAGGAAACTCATAGCCACGGTGCAATTTTTAACTTTTACTTTTTTCAATATCTTCTTTTAAAGAATATAACTCATCTCGTGCGGAATCTATATAACCCCTTGAATCAACATTTGCGTTATATTCTGGTAAAGAATAGAAAGCGTCATCTAATGAACCTTCTATTTCTTCTAATTTTTTAAGTATTTCTTTGTATTTCATAACTTAACCTATTGTATTATAAACATTTCCAAAAATCTTGTATAACCATCCACCACTCCAATCAGAGTTTTTATAAGAATCGGGAATAAGAACTGAACCACGAGAACCTTTAGCTGGTCCTCTCCAACCTGCGGCTTTAAGAATTTCACCATTCCGTTTGTTTATAAAACAATAAACAGAACGACTTCCGTGAGATGACATTTCAACTTTAAAATACTTACTCCCACGAGTGTTCAATTCATATGAATAACCGTCAGGCTTATCCATATTATTGTTTAAATGGTTCATAAAATCATTGACTGAATCATTCAAGTCAATATGTTTAAAAGTTGTTTTCATTAGATTCTCTCTCATTTCTTACTTGATCTTACGACAAAAAAACGAGAAAGTCAAGGCTTTTTTTCACTTTTTTTCACTTTTTTTAGGTTCTGGAATATACTCAAGAACTTTAAATGCTTCTGTATCAACCTCTATTTCTTCATAAGGTTTTTCAGGATTTCCAGTCCACACCCTAAGTGTCGTGGTTGTTGGGTTTGTTTCTTTTACAAATTTCATCTTATATCTCTCTCATTTCTTACTTGATCTTACGACAAAAAAACGAGAAAGTCAAGGCTTTTTTTTAATTTCTTCGAGTTGCTCTTGTTCCACCTGATGAGTTATTTGGTCTTTGACTATTAAAAGTATCTTGTCGTGGTGTATCTTGTACTGGATACGGGTCGGATACTCTATTAGTAGTATTAGTCCGTGTTCTCGTAACTCTTAATTTAGTTTTTGGTGTATTAGGATAATTTGTATTACCACTTCTATCTGTTGTCCAAAGTCTTGGTGTCTTTTCTTTTATACCTGGAATCCAAACCGAATATGTTCCACCTTCAATGGTAATAAAATCATTATAATATCCACCATAATAATATGGATTATAATAACTGTATCTGTTACCAAATCCCATAAACCCACTAAATCTATTATACATCATTTGATAAGCCAAACTTAATGATTGTCCTGCTCCATCTTGTGCGTGTAAACGTATATTTGGTCTTACTCTTGCCACCGAATACAGTTGGAATTCTTCTGAATCGGTTTCTACTTCAGGGTGAAACATAGAGAGTTGTGTATAACACCCCGATAGAGACAAGCTCCCAAAGATGAGTACACAACTCAGTAATATGTTTTTAAAATTCATTATTTTCTATCACCCATATATGGTCTACGTTTCTTACCATATTTCTCTTTATGTTCCAAAGTACCAATATAATATCCAAGTCCACCAACTACTATATAACTAATAGTTCGTTTCCAGTTGTGTCTCTTTGATTCTCTAATGTATGTTTGTGGTTGTCCACGTTTAGAGTGTGCTCTTCGGTGGGCGGCTTCAAATTTTCTCCATTCACCATCTTGTAAATGTCGAACAACTTTCTGACCTCTGGACTCTTTTGTTTTTGTACTATCTTGAGCTGATAAAGGGATTATCAGTGCAAGTAGTAATATCATCTTTTTCATAAGAATCTCCTTTCAGTAATAAATATAAACTATTTCCGATTATGTATCAAATCTAACGCCAAATTGTGTGAAAAACGACCTGCTTTAGGTCCTCCATTCACTTTTCCATCACTTTCACCTGGTATTTTAATCCAAAGGTATGCATCTACTATTCCATTACAAGTTTGAGTGGTTGGATATTCACCTACTGACCTACCATATGGATTAAAATGTTCTTTATTTGCTCCATTTCCATTACGTGACGTGTCAATTACGAAGTGTTTCCCATCTAACCTCTTACTTATAGTCTTTCCGTACTTATAACAGGTAGTTGTAGCATAATAGTTACTTGTATTGATACTAAAACCTCTAACTTTATGTATATCACTCATTCTTAGATATGAGACAGCTTTTGGGACTGATAACCAAGTTGGATGTCCGATATCGAGATAAACCAACGAATTTGTCTTACTCAACATTTCAACTGATTTCTTTATCAAAGATAATCGTTTTAATCCATCTACTACTCCCATATCTTCCATATGTGGAATTGCATCTGGTTCGTATATCACAATAGGACTTCTATCACCTAATGCATCACAAAATTCTCTGATAAACTCTAAATACTCTTTATCACTTTCTGCACCACCTTTTGAATGATGTCCTAAATCTCTATATGGTATTGAATATACGACTAATACTGGTAAATACGGGTCTGCCCGTTTCAGTAGTCTTTGAATTGATTTTTTGGTCTTTCGAATGGTTCTCTTTGGCCCAACTCCATACCAAAAAGCTGTTGGTTCTCGTGTGATTTCTTTTATTTGTGGGTAGTCTTTACAGACTTCTTTTCGATTATTCCATTCTGGATAATAAAACCTATAATTCATTTTTTATTTTTTGGTCGTTCTCCCAAGTATCTATATTTACAATAGTATAAATTCTCGTTTTAATTTTATTGAGTCCTTCATCATTTACTAATAATAAAGTATTCTGAAACTCTGACCATTCAATAGGAAATGATTTATCTAATACACCACTATTCTTTTCTCTGATAATCTCATTTAATGCGTTTATAGTATAAAGTGTATTAGTCTGTTTCTTTCGGTGTAATGCTATCGTATCAACACCTTCTATAAAATTATCTTGATTTTGTGGTATGTTATAAGTACAAATTAATTGATGATGATCATCTTCATTAGTGAATACATAAATTTTGTTGAATACTATGTCATGGCACTCAATGATAAGACTTACTGTATCGTAGAGTCTATTTCGTTTAGTGAATGTGCAGAGTAGTTG